CAAGAAATACATATTGCCATTATATATGAAGCTTTTAGAGCCTAGCCCTACGCTTCTCACCAAAATGGATTTGGTTCCGACAGTGCCTGTTGCCGTTATGGTGTTCGTTTCTAAATAATCAGTTTGGATGCTGTTGTAAGAATAGATATTGTAAATCTCATAGAAAAATGTCAATACACCGTTCTGCGCCGATCCGGTTATATTCAGAACATCTTCGCTTGAGATGATTTTCGTAGGACTTAAAATTGTAATCATTTGTGGATTAACTGACAAAGTATATCCATTACTATCTGTTGAATCCCAAAACGATGCGTAAATCACAGGCGTTGACCCTGTTATGTCAGCTGTAACGGACATAATTGTCGCTGTATGGCCTGTAAATATCACAGTATTGTGTTGAGTCAGTGTACTATCAATGTACGTCATTCTGATAGCGCCGCCGCCGTCAGAACCGTTAAAAGCTACATATAAGTTATTGTTGGCGACGACACCATCAAAGTTTACTTGTGGGGAAGGAGTATATGTCGTGGATAAGTCTGCTGGAGCAGTAATCAGCGTCGGGTTTAGCGTGTTAATCGTGATATATTGCAGGTGGTAAGTTGATGATATTAAAGACGTAAATACAATAACAAAGAAGTTACCTAAAACGAAGACACGAGGAGAACCAGCGCCATTGGGCAATATCGTAGGATTGATTATGTTTTGACTCGTCACTGAATCAGCAACGGCATATTTGTAAACAGGGCTTGTGGTACTGCCATTAGGAATGTTGTCTGTATAAGCTACGCACACCAGTCCATTTGGGGCTACAGCGCTGTCTGCCTGACTTTGGTTGGTGTTGGACCTAATCAACGGAAGCGTCGTCAACGAAACAGGTTGTACATTGCCTTTGTTAACCCATTGATTCGGTCCCGATGCGTAGGCCTGCAATGTATTTCCAATAGCTGTCAGATTACCGTTGAAGGTTGTCAAGAGCTTCGTCGTGGTATTCGGCAACGCAGCTAAAGGGCCGTAACCATTACGCTTTTTAAGCTGACCGCCTTTATCGAACACACTATTCTGTAACGACAAAAACTTCCCAGGCTGAACCCTGAAAGGATCGGTTTTCAGGTCCAAACCTTGAGCAAAGCTAATGTCTATGGCATTCTTTTGCAGTGTCATATTAGTACTTTATGCAATATTGCACGTAAACGTTTGGAGGCCTGCTTTCACCGGTGCTCGTTGCTGCCCCGCCCGAGACGTTTCCTACGGAAATCCCAGTCGTTGTGGTTATGACAACGTTGGCATCGGTAGTTTCGGTGCTTGCGTTAATAGGATTTGTTACAGCATGACCCGAAGATGGAGTAATCGTAGTGCTGCCTGCTTGAGCTACATTTACAGAGTGTTTATGACCAGGATCTGATAAAGCATGTTGATGTTGAATCACAGCCGTAAGTTGTAGAGATCCAACGGAATCACCGCCGCCACCTCCTGGATTAACAGCTCCACGACTTGAATAGTCAGGATCGTATCCACCGCCTAAACCTCTAAGAAACAATCCTTGAGTATTCGGTAGATTGAAGGTTAGGCCGTCATTGTTTCCGTATCCCCAAGCTGTTCCAATTGCAGCATACAGATTTGGATACGAAGCAATGGATACTACCGCACCGTTGCAATATAGGTATCCTGCGGGCGTTGTCGGTCCGGCAAATGCAATAATTGTACCTGCAGGATTTAACGATTGTGCAACTAGTGTAGTTAACTGAGCAATATCAATTAATCCGGGATTAACGTTACCGCTACTACTCATTAATAGCGCTTGTGTAGAAGACGGAGGAGCTGACGGTAGAGTAAGGGTGTAGTTAGCGCCTAATCCGGATGGAGCCGATATGGTAACTCCTGGAGCGCTTGCGCTTATCGGACGAATTATCACTGAGCCTGCATCTAGGTTCGCGGCAGTATTTGCTGCCGATTGCCAAATAAAGGTTTGGGTTGAGGAGTTATAGGAAGCTGAAGCGGGAGATACTAAGTTAGCAATAGATCCTGGCGTACCAGATAAAGCACCGTTTTGCGTTATACGTACGTTATTACCATTGCCATCCCTGTAATATAAGTCAACGCCCACTTCATATACACAACCTAAGTCCGATCCGGAGGAAAATGTAGTTCCTTGAGCTGCAAAGCGTATTGATCTAGTGAGCGTTAAGTTGTTGCTTTGAATGGACAAATCAGCATTAATGTTTAATCCCGTTGGTGTAATTTGTACACCGCTGCCAGGATTGTGGGTGTGAGCGTCGACAATCGTGAGGCAGTTGTCCACATCAGTTGCATATTGAGGGCCTGGTTCGGTCCCTACACCGGGGATCGGCAACGACATATTAGGACTCAGTGTGAAACTCATTAGAACACTCCAATTGAAACGGTGCAAGCAACGCTTGCATTAAGTGTTAAAGTTAATTCGTTGAAAGGTGCAGACCTATAAATCTGAGATGCCGCATTAATGTCGCAGATGAACCAACCCTTCGGTGTTGCGCCAAGATGATGGTTAATTACATTGTTGCCTGATGATAACTGAATATTGAACAGTAACGTGGGGTTAGTCGCAGGATTACCGATAATGGGATTCAATTGCGATGCCCACTGCGTTTGAAGCAGCATAAACGGTTGGTTACCTTGTGATTGAAATATTGGTAAGCTCATCTAAAATCCGCCTATTGGTCCGCCATTACCGTAACCGCCCTGCATTGAGCCCCATTGCCCATTCTGACGTACATCGCTGATTCTGTCAGGTTGTCCTGTATCTCTGTTTACTGCTGTCTCTTCGATTCGTTGCTTTAGGAATACCAACTCTTGGTCAAGCTTAGAAGTATCCGATTCTTCCTTATCTAACGCATACTTAGCAGCTCGGATGATGATGTATTGGTTCCATCCAGAGATGCCTGTCGAAGTAATGTCTGTATCCATTAGAAGCTGCGGAAGCCTTGGGATATACCATATGCGTAGTGATTGACCCGCGGATGGTGTTGGAATCAATTCGATATTGCTTCCTAATAGTCGATATTGAAGATTGAATACGCCGTAGATCGTGGAAGCTGTATTTGGATATACAAATCTATTGCGATCGATGAAATTAAACTTATTTACTGTAACCCATGCATTTTGAGCATTGTTAAGGGCAAGGTCGACACCTTTGAGCTTATAGAAAGGAGGAGCGATAAAGGTTGTATTACCTGTAATCCCATTGGTAAAGGTTGTAGAACCATCGGGCAGGGGGTAGAGATAGGTTTGGCTGCCGTTGGCGGATTGAGAAGTCCATTGAGCCGGAGTAGCGACGAAGTATTCTTCATCGGCTGTAATTAGTAGATCATAAAGCTCATACATTGCTTGATTGATAAAGCTGTTCCACTCAGGCAAGGTCACGAAATTAGAGCCTACGCGGTCGGCACGTTGTTGAGACATGAGTCTAAGTTGACCTAAACTCATTTCAGCCGTCGGTGTTGGGATTATGGATTGTGCCGAAGTATACAGGCCTGTTACACCGTTATTAGCTGCAACTTGATAAAAGTATTGAATTCCTGCTGTTACTGCGGTGTCTAGGTAGTTATTGACTACGACGGTAGCAATAGTAGAGTAATTCACTCCATCAGTGCTTCGTTGAACGATATAGGAAGTAGCACCGGCTGTGATGTCCCAGCTCAAGTAGACTTGGCGGTTACCCTGCTGAACGTAGAAATTATTTGGTACACCAGGAGCGGCCATTAAAACCTCGTAAGTTAGAGGAAAACCCGAGGTGACGTATCCTTTTTTAAGGGATAGCGGCCACCTCAGGAACTATTCAATTATTCACCGGCGACAAGAATGGAGCTGTTGCTGATCAAGAAGCTGAGGCTGATTACTGATCCATCGGCAGGAGCAGCAATAGCAGAAGCTGCGCTTGATCCACTTGCGTTTCGGCATTGGAGGATGATTTGAGCTCCAAAGCCTTGGTTTAATGCAGGAGAAGAGAAAGGAGCGATAGCTTGGTTGCTGTCACCAACGGTTTCAATTGCGAAGATTGCAGATCCAGCAGCAGCTGTGGGTGCTACTCGGCTTACAGAAGCTACGCCTGATCCCGTTGCAGCAGCGATAAAAGCTGTTCCGGCTTGTACATAAGGAGCAGTTTGAGAGATAAGTCCTGCAGGAACGCCTAAAGCGAGCCAGTCAGCAGGAAGAGCATCACCTGGGATGGTGATAGCATAAGCGACGCCTACGGTCAAAGCTGCGTCAGAAGCATCGACTTTGAGATTGGATCCTAATGGAGATACGATTGAGTTTCCACCGGTTAGAAGTCTGTTGAACTTGTCTTGGAACTGAACAACGA